GGTTACATTAAGATCGTTATCGTATGTTTGGATTCTAGCCATTATAGTTCTTTATATAGTGTTCTACCGTTCTTTTTATAAGCAACAAGCTTTTGTCCACGGTTCTTACCTTCCTTTTTGTATGACACATGGACCCAAGCGGGTTCTGTGTTTGTGCCAAATTCCCAAATTAATTGATCGAATACAACGTGCTCAGACAGGTAGCCGAATATTTTAGCATTGGTAACCCCGCCGTAAACGTCTGCGTCAATATCAATTGCCTGCCCATTACAGTGCTGTGAGGTAGAACTCCCCCCGATGCGTTTATTTAGCTCTTCTGATCGATAACCTGAGGTTATGCCTATTGGCACATTAAAGTGCTTTCTAAGCGGCTCAAACACGTTCTCAGCAAGCGCTTTCAAGTTTTCTAAATGCTCGATAGTCGGCTCATTCGAAATATCGTGTTTAATTGCCGTAGCGGATTTAGTAACCTCAGCTAATGATACGTGTTCTGATAACTTCATTTTATTTGTTTTTAAGGCGATCGTTTTCTTTTTCCAAGTATTCAACCTTAATGCGAAGAGCACTAACCTCTTCTGTTAGCTTCAGCACTAAATCTCTTAAATCATCTTTTTCCTGTGCCGATTGTGCTAATAGTGCTTCTAGGTTTCTCACTCTATTCTTAAGATCGTCGCGGTATTGTACACCGTCGCTATTTTCTACTTTGTTTTTCTTCTCCTCTGCTTTAACGCGCAAACGAGCCTCTAGAAACTTCCAGATGCCCGCCGTACCAAGTACAGTTACTGCCGTAGCGATTATAGATGCATTATCACCCATGTCTGTCTAATTTTTCTTTAAATACTCTCAATGAATTCCACACTGCGAATACACCAATTACGAGCCAACCGACTCTGCTGCCATTCATTAGATTGTGAGTAGATAAATTAAAAATTGTTGCAACAGCCACTAAAGCGGCGATGCGAACGGCAAGAAATCTCATTTGCAATGTTCCATTCCAAAGAACGGAATATAATTGAAATGCACCAGCACCAATCGCTACTAAGCATAGGAATGGTGCAGGGTCATCATATTCAACCAAAATAGAAGCTGGGAGAGCGAACATATGGATTATACCAATTAGTACTTCGTTAGGTTCACTATCGGAATACCAGAATAATTCTTTAAATCTCGCTATTCCCTGTTTCTTATTTTTCATTATCACGTAGTTTTATTACTTACTTATTTATTTTTTGCCGTCGCCTTTAGGCCTTGATTCCGGGAATCGTTTGTACATATCCTCTAAAGCTTCCTTCTCTTTTTCAGCCTTTTTTCTAGCTCTAGTTTCAGCGGCTTTCTTTTTACCTTCTTCTTTACGTTGCTCTTTAGCATTCGTCTTGATCAGATCGTGCTCTTCGTTTGTAACACCAACATCCCATGTTTTCCAGCCAAGTGCTAATGCTATACGCTGCCATGCTTCGTTTCTTGAATCTAATGCTTCAGAGTAAGAATTGATAATATCCACCATTCTATCCATAGGAACGTTAGCCGCACCTGAAACCAATGAACCTATAATAGAATACGCAGGGCTTAAATTAATGCGCCCGTCTTTTGCAACATCAAAGCCGCGTGCTTTAAGAACATCTTCCTCAAATTTCTTGGTTTGAATTGCGGCATAGATTTTTCTATATTTAGAACCAATTGGTGGGGATAGGCTTAGCGCTGCTCCAAGTGTATAAGCATGATCGGCCATGAATCCTTTTTCCTCTTGCTTAAAGTATTCCGTAATAGTATTCTTTATAGTAGCAAGAACAGCGCCTTTAACCCCACTACCCTTCAGAATAGAATCGGTCATGGAGTTTACAATTTTAAGAAGCCTAACGTTTTCTTTGTATTCCTTCTTTTCAAGCTCTTTAGCTGTCATTCCACTTTCGTCCTCATCATCTTCAAAAGCAACTGCAAATAATGCGCTTTGTAATGCGGAGAATACAAAGTTTTGAACCGCGCCGTAATAGATAATTTTAGAAAGGTGGGTTTTAAAATCACCACGCCCATTTGCAATGTCCTGCATTGACTTTTTCATCAAGCGGGTATATTGCATAGGTGTGTTTTGGAACGCCAATACTAAGCGACCTAGTGGGCTACGCTGCTCTTGGGATACTAAGTAAGGATCTGAAGATTGCTGAGCCTCATCAGCTGTTTTGCTAAAGTCTTCCCACGCCTTAGTTTCTGCCGCGCTTTGCTTCATACCTTGTTTCAGATATGTATTAACGCGGTTGCGGTAGAACGTTGATCCACCCATCGCAATAGCGAAACTATCCGCAATCTGTGTTGGAGTAAAACCAATTTTCAATAAGTAAGCAATTACAGCAGATGCTTTGTTTTGAGCGCCATCGGCCATGTTCGCAATCTCTGCTTCGTTCACATCAGTCTGTAGGCCAGAGCGGCGTTGCTTTAATTTATCAGAATTGAAAATGTAAGCAAAGTCTTTCCAGAATTGAGGCTGATTAGCAAATGCTGCAGCTGCTTTTATTGGGTTGTTGTCAGACCAGTTAATAAAGTTAGTTGCAGATAAGTTCTGCAATACAGCTGAACGTATGTTAAAGAACATGATTGCTCCAGTGGAGTTGTTCACCCAGTTCAACCATTGGTTCATTTGTCTGTTCATACCGGTAGGACGGTTACGCCCGTTGATCATGGAGTATAAAGAATCCTCCAATGCCTCTCTATGTCTAGTACCGTAAACCGCCTCAATTTTATTAAGGTTCTCAGGTGAGAATATCGCATCAGCATTTTCGATGAACTCTGCTAAATACTTTTTGCGGCCAACCTTTTCAGTCATGCTATTAAGATCCGAAACAATGGTATTTGACATCCAATGAGGCCCTGGTTCAACCCATGTGTCTTGGCGAGAAATAGCCTGCATTGCATTACCTAACTCAATCAAACCTGGGAATTGATTGATTTCATTAATTAGGAATCTAACATCGTCTATGTCCATTCCCGGGATTTCAATGCCCTGCTGAGTCCACATGTATACACGCAACGCTTGGTCGTAAGTAAAATTAGTATTGCTAATTTTCTTTCCAAGCATTTTAAAGTATTTCTTATTTGCCTTTGCTACAGCATGATATTCTCTGCGTATTTGTTGCTTAACAGCGTCAATTTGAGCAACGCCCCTGGTGTATGGGTCAATCAATTTTTCTTCAACCCATTTTTGATCAGCTTCGCCTTGTCTGCCTTTTCCGGCAAATGTATATGCTGTTAAGCCTCTAAAGTCTTCTGCGGATGCTGGAACAAACAATCTATATTTACCCTTTTTCTCACCCTGCATTTGAGCCTGCACTCTAGAATAAACCTTAGTAGCAGAAACACCTTTTGTGCGCTCAATCATTTCATTTAGTTCTTGACTGAGGCCTTTGCTAAATTTAATACTAGACTGTTCTAGACCGCTATTAACTTGATTAACAAAATCAGAAGGCAGCATTTCATCATACCCTAGATTGTCAGTGTTGATTTCGTAGAAGCGTCCTTTGTAGTCCTCGCGATATTTAGCGGCACTTTCCTGTACGCTATCCCATGTTTTAGTAACAATAAAATCAGCCAATGATCTTTCCGCTCTAGCGCGATTTCGTTTAACGGCGATATCCCGACTAGTGTTAACATGGATCATGTGAATTTCAAAACCCGCGTCCTCAAGAGCCTTCATCTTCTTGGTTGTAGCATTATAAGAAGCGCCGGTTCCGTCAACGATCATACTTTCTTTAGCTGCAGTATTTCTAGCTAAATCTTCCTCGGCAGCCTTGCGGGCTTTCCATCCAAGCTTGGCGCGAAGGGATCGCTGTTCTTTATCGTATGTTTTTTCGTCTGTAGGTAAGCCCGCTTCTTCTATGTACTTTTCTAAGTACGGATCCTGATTAATCAAGCGGTATCCTTTTTCAATAAGCCCAAGCCCTTTTACAATACTTGACTTACCGGCGCCTGGTCCACCAACCATAAAGATTGCCCTTGGGTTGGTTGACGAAAACTTAATAGAAGGCTTAATAATGTTTTTTGCAGCGTGAGCTTTTGACCAGTTAATTCCTATTTTTTGAGTATAAGCTTCTACTTCGGCTTTTTTATTCAAATGCTCTTGCAATGTCTCTAGCGGTGCGGAGCCATTAACAAACTCCTCTATAGTTCTAGAGGCTATTGTCGTAGAATAAACTTTTGATTTTGTAGCATCATCTAATAATTCAAATCGTAAAATACCTGATTTATTTTCTTTACGCTGAGTATCAAAAAATGCAGCCGACTTTGCATCTGTTGCTAATAGAGTGTTTTTTCTTAAGATTTTATCTAATGCTGCATTGGTGCCACCATCTAATCCGCCAAATTCATCTAGTGTAAAATTAGGATCTGCGGCTAGCGAAACTATATCCAGCATTAGCGCAATATTAGGATACACATGCTCAATATAAGACGAGCCGGAAATGCCATTTGAAAAATAAGCTAATTGACCAGTCGCTCTAAACCCTTTATACAAATGCTTTTCATTCATTCTTTGGAGCAATCTGATAAGGTTTTTAGTGCTAAGCTCTCCTGATTTGACAGCTATAATAAGGTCTGTAGCTATAGATTTTGCTAAAGCTTTATTTGCTAAGTTAGCTTCTTGAATTTTACTGATTAACCCAGAATCAAGGGCTTTTTGTGCCGTACCGCTTCCCTGTTGTATTTCCTTTAATACACCAGCAAGCCCGCGCCCTTGGGAATAAAGATGTACTTCTTTTAATTGTTTTTCGGTTAATCTAGTCGCCCTGGTTTTGTCGCCAGTGCTCTCCGCTTGCATTGATATTTCAGCATCTCCAAAAACAGCGCCACCACCAAATGCTGCGATTTCAGCGGTATTTATATTTGCAGCAACACTTCCAACTTCGTTTTTATAATTTTGAAGTTCGGCAATAGCGTCTTGATCACCGCTTTTAGCTAGTTTTTCTAATGTATTTAAACTAGTGTAGTCATTAGCAAAATCTTTGCCAAGACCGTCTATTTCAGATTTAGCTAAAAATGATTTAACAGTTAGTTGCTGCATGTAATCAAATAAGCCTCTATCGTACAGATATTTTATAGTGTTAAATATCTTGTCAAACATTGTTTTAGATAGTGGCATTTTTTCCCCGGAGGAAACGCTGTTAATTATTTCATCACGTTTTTGCATTGTTTCTTCAAAAGTTCTACCAAAATTTGAAGACTTTTTAAGGAAAACGTTTAAAACATTTTTAAATGTATCTCTAATAAACGGATCGCGTATTTCTGTGCGGCTTAGCCCTGGACTTTTTTTAGACCATTTGATATTCCCACGTTCAAGATCAAGCGCTATAACAGCAACGGCGTTTTCAGCAATTTCTGCACCAACCCTTTCTTGGTTAGCCATCATTGCTCTGTAGATTTCGCTGTCAGGATCTTGAAGGCTTTCGTTTACTAATTCAATAGCCAATTCTTCTGCAATGGCTTTCGCCCAAGACTCTTTTTTACCACGTATTGGGTTACCTGATTCTTCAAGTATGTATGACAAGAATGTTTTGTCATCAATCTTAAGCGATGCTTGTGGCAATCGGCGGACCATTTCCGCTCCGGATGTACGACCAGCCATATCAGTAGATGTGGTTTCGCGGTCAATCTTTTTGCCTTGCCAATCACTTGTCCACACGCCGTCAACTTTCTTTTGAACGGCAATAGGCATAGCCTGCATGAGATATGTGGTAGTCATATTCTCAAGTAGTGCTTTCTTATTCTTTGTTAGCCATTTGCGCAACTGGTGGTCTTTTTTACCACCCATTTCTTGCTTAAGGTCAATGTCAATCTGCTTGCCAAGTGCAAGTCTTAGCTCGTTTACGTATGGCTTAACCGTACGGTTTTTGGATACCGCCTCGTCAATACGGTTTTTAATCGTACCTACAATACGCGGTATCTTAGCCTTAATTGTTTCAAGCGTCTCAGGGCTAACAATTTTCTTTTCAAGCAATGTAGGATACTGAGGTTTCTCAGCTGTTGCTCTTTCTTGAATATCTTCAGAAGTTGTTGCTTCAGGTGCCGCCCCTTTATAGTCGTCAACATTAGAGCCGCCAAAATCTTCAGCAATGCTAACCTTACCAGCAGCAGCGTCTTTGAACATATCTCTAATGCGGAAATTGATGTAACTGTTTAGATACCCATATAAACTAGAGTTTTCGCCATGCTTGGCTACATACTCTGGCGTATTAAATTTACCAATGACATTTCCCTCATATATACGAAGCACAACGTCGCTGATGGCTTCATCCATCTGGAAATTAGGGATCTTAGCAGCGTATTTTGCTAGCTGGGCTTTAATCATACCATTAAGCACACGGGCAATAATGGGCGAGTTAGGATCAAAGTAGCGCATGTCAGAGCTCATTTTTTCAAGCGTTTCTTTTGCTCTGCTTGCCTCATTAGACATGCTACCTTGGCTGAACTTAGGTGCTCTAAGTGCTGTTTTTGCAGCCGCAGCTCTAGCTTCTGGCGTATTAGCTGGTGCTGTAATTTTATTTGCAGCAGCGTCACTCATTTCTTGAAGAGTCAATTTACCGCTTGCTATTTTATTACCAAGACCAACAACAAAGTTTACTATGTCGTCTTCGCCCTTAAAGTCAAAGTCGTATTGGTCTTTTGCAACAAATTCAAGATTGGCCCCGAAGAATGCAGCAAGCCCACGCTTTTTAGTTTTATCCCTAAATCCAACCTTGTTGTCGGCAACAAGTTCAAGGAATCTTGATATAACCTCGTGCGCTTTGTAATTACCGTCTTTATCAACTTCGATAGTTTGAGCCCATGCTTTGTATTCCGCACGGGTCATTACTCGTTTTGCTTCTTTTAAAAGACTAGATGCGATTACACCAAACTGCTTTTCCTTGCCTTTAAATATTTTATCAAATACATAGTGACCGACTTCGTGCGTGCCAATATGTTTTCTTTGATTAGCAACTTGGTTTTCTATTGAAATATAAACCTCGTCGCCCATATTGAACCCGTCAGATCCGTTTTTGATCTCTTCGATCACTTCTGCTACTAATGGATTTGGGACCATTGTTGTATTACCGTCGCCATCTACTGCTTGAATCTCTAATGGAATTATGACCCCTGCTTCTACAGCCCGAATCATTTCCTCTGTTGTGTCAAACTGTGTAACCTTAGCGCCTTGAACTTCTCCGGCTTGGTTGTTATTCTTTACAAGTTCTTCGCGTAAGTAAATATCGTATGCAGCGGCTTCAATTTCCTTTTCTGTGGGGATATGATCGTCACCCTTTTGTGACAAAATGCTTTGTCTAGCAAGGTCAAGAAGATTTTTATATCTAGGGTTGTCGTTGACGGATAGCAAAGAAAATTCAGAGCGGAATTTCATAATGTTACCTTCGCTCAAGCTTTGTTCTTTCTTATATTGAAGGTCATTAAATTGTTCTCTAAGCTTTTGAATCTCCTCGGCTTTTTGCTTATTTGTTTTAGTGTCGTCTTTAGAAATCTCTATAGCTTGCAATTGCAACTCTGTTTGCTTTTTAGTTGCCTCTTGCACCTCGGCAGCGTGGCGAGCTGTGAGATGTTTATTTATAAGATTTTCTACGCGCTCAACTTCAGCGTTAATTTCGTTATTTACTGTGTTTAGCTGCCCGCGGAGTGCCTCTATTTTCTCAGGATTAGATTCTTTTGCAATCTCAGCTTGAATACGTTTCGCTTCAGCCTGTTTCATGCGTAGATTTTCCTTTGCTTTGTAATCAGAGTGCCTAGATACGTATACACCGCGCATAAACGGCACGGCTTGCATAATTAGACCCATAGAATATCCAGAGAACCCAGAGTGATCCATGCCCTCTGTTATAGGTCTGCCATCTATTAGGTTTTGAGCTCCGGTAGTAAGTATTTCACCCCCCATTTCGGCAAATGGTTCCAAACCAAGCTCGTATAAGTTATCTTTAGCAAATGCGCGCATAGAGTTGTCTACTACGTCGGATTTGCCGGCTTGAACCCACTTTGCTTTTGCGTTCTTTATTATACGTGTTGTAGTGATTTCGGAAAATACACCCTCAGCAAGACCATACCCGGTAGACTTCAGGGTCTTTTCTAGCATTGAGTATTCCGCTTCGCCGGCTAATTCCTCGCCGGTCATTTCACGGAATTTATTACCCATGCTTGTTGCCCCGGCTACCCAAGATGCACTGCCACCAGAAGCAATCATTGTTGTCATGATTGGAATCTGTGTCATGATCTCTTGCAGCATGAATTCGCCGAAGTTACCTGCATCATTGAAAGCGTCTTCAAAGCTTACGTCGCGCTGGTATCTTTCTTTCTCGTTATCCAAATAACGGCCAGCTTGATCAATGAGCACGCGGTTAATTTGTTTAACGGTGCCATTATTTGAGAATGTTCCAGCTTCATTTGCTAGTGTTGCAATGTCCAACCCAAGCCCCGCGAATCCGCCAACAACTGTGTTTGCTGATTTAGCCGCTAAACTATAGTCTCTTCGTGATGCATCTAGTGCAATATCCGCGTCTTGTAATTCATTAGACGCGTTAAGCTTTTGTTCTTGCAACGAATTGTCGAGCAAGTTCAATACATTGTACATGTCAGAAACCTCTGTTCCCGCATTATATAACGACTGTAGTATTTGTACACCATTAGATAATTGAACCATAGTTCTATCCGATGTATCAACAAATATACCTAGCTCGCTTAAGTCGCTTGTTAATTGTATTGCCTCTTCATCTGATAAGCTTTCGCCACTAAACATTCTACCCATGGCATCTGCTGCTGATAATGCAATACCACGCTCGTTCTCAATTACCATTGATTTTTCAACAGCGGAGTTATATGCAGCAGCTTTTTCATGCTGGATAAATGCATCGGCAATAAACTGATTCCCCTGCTGACTTTCGGTGCTACCGGGGAAATACATTGATCCAACGCCTGGTATAACCTTATACTCGCCATCAGCAACGCCGGCTTGCTTGCTTTTAGTGGCCTCTTTAGCTCTAGCTAATTTAAGATCTATAATATCGTTTTCAACAAATGTTTGGCGAACAATATTTTCAGCTTTGCTTTGCAGCTCTTCTGGCGAAATTGTTATATCATTTGCTTCGGCGTACTCAAGTAAGCCTTTCTTTGCGTTTTCAATTTCGTTTTTAAAAGGCTCAATAGTTACAACGCGAGATGTCGGCGTAACACCACTGTAAGCCATTCCGTCACTTGTTTTTACCTCAGTATACGGTGTAAACAAGTCTTCGCTTGAATACTTAGCGTTAATAGCCTCAACGTCTTCTGGTGTAACAAACTTAGACTTTTCTTCTTCTCTTGTGCCGGTTAAGGATGTTATGTTTTCACCCAACGCGGCCAATGACTCGCTAGAGACATTCCCTGTGATAAAAGCATTAAGCTCTTTAATATTTTCAGCAATAACAGCCTCATCCGTTTCGTCAAAAGACAAACGGTTTGATTGCTTCTTTTCTCCAGTTACAGGGTCTGTATATGTTGCAATAAGGTAATCCGTGCCAAAGCCGGTTTCCTCGAAAGATACGCCTTCAATAGGCTTAAAATATGCCTCTAGATTTTCTCTACCCGGTGTCTCTGTTAATCCAAATATTCCCTGGCTGGCAAGCACATTTAAATCAGAACTTAGATCATACCCTTGTGACTCCAATGAAATATCGCCCGAACTGGAATCCCCAGCGGGCGTTTGATTTGAGCTCACCGGCGGAGTCGTTTCCGCTGAGCCGTTTTGCTTTCCCGCACCGCCATTGTTTGCCAATAGCTCTTCGACTGTAACGCCGTTAAGTGCTGCAATTTCCTGTAATTTTTCAGGGGTGAATTTGCTTAGATCCATGTTATTGAACTAGATTATTATTTTTATATAGCGTCGTAAGCGTCTTGTCTAGATGGGAATGCTACACCATCAACGAAATAAACATCTGGATTGTCTTTGCTTCTGTAAACGGTGTGCCCGCTGATTTGATATTTAACGCCAACTGTCTTATCGTCATCAACCTTCGCCCAATCAGGGTCATCTTGTTTTTCAGTAGGTGTAGTTGTTCCAACGCCGCCCGTAGGTTTTTTCTGCGAATCTTTATATGCTTTACCTTCCGCTGCCGCAGCATCTACACCACTTAATACGCGGTCTTTTACTTGCTGACGTACTGCATCAATGTTGTTTGGATCCCATTCGATATCCCCGAATGACAAGCCATCGCTATCAAAGTCACCAGATACCAATGATTTAAGTTGATCAGGCGATTTAAGGAAACCATCAATTTTAGAAGATACGACGCTACGCGCGTACTCGTTCATTGGCACACCCTTATTATAATAGTCATTGGCTAGGCTCATAATAGAGTTAGCTGTATCGTAAGCACGCATTGTAGGCATTTGGAAATCGTCAAACGACTGAATATTGCCGTCACCCAAGTCATATCCTAGTTTACCACCCGGAAGCACGGAAATCTTCGCTTTGTTTTCGCTAAGACCAAATACGGAATTAGCCGCTTCAATTTCAGAACCAGCACCCAATGACCATTGACCAGACTTTGTGAGCTCGCCATACTGCACTTTATTATCTTTGTATGCCTTTACCTGATTAGATAAGTTTAAGAATCCCTGTTGTACAGAATTCATTTCGTCAATGTAATACTGATACTCAGGCGAAGTGTGATCTTCTATTTTAGCTATCTGAGACGCCGCGTATGCGTACTTGCTGCGTTCGGTAACCAAATAGTCGCGCATTGCTTTTTGGGTGTCCTCATCAAGCCCTGTGAAGTCAAAATCTGACTTCATTTTGTCCATGTATTTATTAGCGGTATTTGTGGCGTTTAACGCTTTCTGTTTTTCTTCCGCTTTAGCTTGAATAATGGCAGAACGATCCGTAGTAACGGCTTTCATGCCGGCAGCGTAGTTTACAAAACCACTGCCGCTGCCACCACCGCGCATCGTTTTTTCTCCTTGTATTAAATCTGAATTTGCCATATTACCTCACTGATTGCCCTAGGAAGTTGGTCACACCGTCAACAGCAGCCATGCCTTGTACAGGTGCCATTGCCTGGATTGATGCTGACGCTACTTGCCCAACGCCACCAATTAACGCTTGTGTAGCTTCTTGACGCGCTAGGTTCGCGGCGCCTAAACGAGCTTGCGACATCCCCAGTTCTGTTTCTGTTTGATTGCGTTCCATATTACGAGACAACACCTCTCCCTCACGGAATTGGCTTTGAAGACTTGCTGCCATTTGGCGCTCTGCTGACTGATTACTAGCCTCTTGCTGCGCAATAGATGCAGATGCTGATTGAGCATTCTGTGACTGAGCGTTAGCCAACGATTGTGCCAACGCGGCAATACCAGAACCGCCAGCGGCACCCTTCATAGCATCCATTGTTTGTGCCATTCCTTGCGCTTGCTGCTGAGCCCTGAAATCTGCTGCTTGAGTATTAACTGTCAAATCTTCGTATGCATTTTGCATATTTGCATACGGGTTGGACGTATCAAGATCTTGAAATCTAGCTAGGTTAGTGTCATATAGTGCCTGAGCATCTTTTTGCTCTTGTACACGTTTCTTGTGACCAATAATACCGGTCGCAATACCAACACCACCCTGGATTAAGCTGTCTACTAGTGGCATATTTTATTAAGTTATAAGTTATTATCACATATTATTCGCTGCTTATAAACACTTCGGAGTTGACCGCAAACAGTTCTTTTGGGTCTGATCCTGACAATGTCATAAGCACTTCGGCGTAGTATCCGACGATACCCGATGTATTCTTAACGCTGTCTTTAGCAAAGAAAACAAAATCTCCAGCTTGTGGTGGCGCTACGCCATAAGAATTTTGAACAACAAGAAGATTTCCATTGTTTATAGCGAACAGTTTACCTATAATATATACCAGCCCGTTGCCTGCGCTTTTGTAGTATATAGGATCATTGGCTTGCAGTGAAACATTTGCTTTACCAGGTAGGACTATTTCAAATATACCTGGCGTTGGATCATCAGCGTCTTCAGTTAACACCCCGAGCCCTTGTACAGAAAACTCTGATGTGTCAAGTGCGCCTGACTGTGTAGTGTTATCCCAAGTTGTAGCTAAACCATTAATGTAGTTGAAGAAGATACCTTCTTTCTTTTTCCACGTTTTAACCTCGCCGTCTTGCTGGTCAGTAATAACATCCGCTACCCAACCTTCGCTTCCTTCGTATGACAAAGTCTTGAAGTTTTTGATACTTGTTGGGGCATCGTTAATGATAGGCGTAATTGTAGCATCATACTGAGAGCCATAGAAGTTTGCGCGCAATGGATTAGTATGAATCCAAAGCTCACCTCCCTGGAACGTGTAGTAAGAGTTATTCATTGAAACACCAAACTCAGGTTGGTAGGACAAGCGAGTTGGCCAGCCGTCAATTCTTTCTTTAAACGATACAGAATCATCGCCAACCGCGACATTATAAGAAGATACATCTTCATCATATGCTCCAATGATTGGCCCTGTATGTGCTTTCAACTTTTCTTGGAAGTATCTTGACATGCCTTTCTCATTCAGCTCTGTCAAACCGTCCATTGATAGCCTTAATACGGAACCGCGCGCTTTATCGGTAAAGTAAGAACGGAAGCCAAACGAGGCAAACGATTCAGGGTTTTTAGATATACCAAAGTCCCCAGCAAATGGAATTGCTTGGCCTAATACTCTATTTGTTGACGTGAGATTTGTATTGCCGTCAGCATTGTACAATGCATCTTTATCGGCGAGTACTTTAAAACACTTGTCCTCACAAAGCACCAATAGATCCCCTGTTGCGCCGCCACCTCTAGATGACAGCTTTTGAATAGTGCCATATATAGGATTAAGATCTTTGCTGATTTTAAGACCTTGTATAAACTGATTTAGTTCGTTAACTCCGCTGGTGCTATTATACAAGCCGCTCCAGATTAGGCCGCTACCTCGATGTTCCTCGGCATACGGCTCATCAAGCACCGTAGACACTTTAACACCTTTGGTGATTGTTTTAGCATTAAAGTCATCGCGAATACGATCAGACTCTACACCATTTCCAAAGCTATAACAGTTAAACCAATCAAGCTCTATAGAAGTGTTGAGCAAACCAATTGGCAATGCGTTTGTTGCCTCGTAATAAAGATCAATATCCGCTATTTCAGTTGGTTCTGTTTCAAATACAGCTGGGTTAGGTGTTGAAAGAATAACCGAGTCAGTGTCAAATATAGTTGGCTTCAAGCGGCGTTTGCGCATGAAATGAACCTCTTCTATGTCGTTTGCCCATGTAAACGTTGACGGAAGCGGATCAACTAATGTTATTTTTAAAACATAAAAATATTGAGAGCCGTTGACAACGGAATCAGGTGTTATACCAACCCTTGCGTTTGTTGCTCTAAAAACACTAAGTATTTCCTTTGGCTCTGTTAACTGCCCCGTGATAGGGTTTCTGAATCTAACGTAATGCCCCGCGGCTAAGTTTGCATGTACCCATTCATACGGGGTATTTGGCGTGCCGGAAGCTTCTGTTGTATTTCGTATCCACCCCAAGCTAAAAACAGCGTTGTTTGCATTTGGGGGGAACGGTCCATTTGGACCGGTGGCAAATGAACGTACTGGTGGGCCAGCGTCATAAAACTCACCCCACGCCCATCTGTTTTGATAAGCGATGTTAGATGTTCCGTTTGCTGGGTCATCTAACGCGTTTAGCTGAATATTCGACATTTGTTGCATAATGTCATATGTATATTCAGTGCCTTCAGACCCGTAAATTACATTATTATCTAGTGGCGTATCTCGATTAATCTTAACAAAAAACTTCCCAAGATATTCAGGCTTAGAAACATATTCTTCTTGATAAACCTGTATTTCTACAGCCTCTACAGAGTTATAGATTATGTTAACGGTATCTGTGTCCAATACTTCTTCAAGTTTGACGCGGTATGTTGTTGGGTCACTGCCTTTTAAACCGCCGTCTTCCACTTTGTAGAAACCGCTGGTTACTTGGTTAGATCCCCAATTTAATCTGCCTCTAAACTTAATATAAACAGTGCCCTGCCAAGCCCTGATAAATTCGCCGTTAGTTACATCACTAGGCCCGCTAAACGTGAACTCATTATCGCCAGCAGAAACATTAGCAGGGGTTGAGTCTGTATTTTTAACATTTGTTACCGCGGCATATGCTACCTGAGTCTTTTCGTTAGCGATGCTTTCAGGCGCTTCACTTTTAATATCTAAAACACGATATCTAGCAGAGCTTATTACAGCATCGTCAGACTTATGTGCTTTCTTTAATTCTATAAATTTATCCTCTGAAAGTTTGTTTCTTTCGGCTGATGGAATGGCTAACCAAACATTGCCGTCACCAGAGTCATACACCCTATCAATAATTACATTGTAATACTCATTAGAAGGGTCTTTAACGTAGTATTTAAAATGCGTTGCCCAAGACGGCGCGGTATGGCTTGAAAGTACCTCTATTTTATTTGATCTACGAGCAAGTGATTTTGGCACACGAACCGCACTGTTTTCACTCGTAAATACAGGTGTTTCGCGGCCGTATTTGTCCATATATACAATACCCACATTATAGTCGCGCATTGACTTTACAGATGGTTCCGGATACTTGACATTGTTTATATTCGAAGAAACAATACTTGCACTGATATCTGTTAGTGTATTATCAACGTCATAGTTTTGAACGTAGTTCCCGTATACAATTCTATTGCCAATAAGTTCTTGCGCTTTAGCTTTGCGTGGAACATTATCATATGGGCGGATTAATTGATCAGGATTTACAACACTATATATTAGTTCGGAATCAATAGAATATAGGGTTGTTGTAGGCGGCACGGCGTCGACTTTATATACCGATGTTTCATTCGAATCTTTATATAAAATTTCAAGCTCATCAACATCGTCTGGCACATTTGAAAATCCACTAAGCTCAATTTTACGTATATTATTTGTCATACCCTCGTTAAACGCTTCGTCCGGAGTGTATGAAAAGTAATTTGGCTCGAAAGCCACGTTTGAAAATGGAGAATATGCTGAGTATGTATTGTTTGCAAACTTCCATCGGTAAGCAAAGCGAGGGAAGCTCAATTCAAACATTGGCTCGTCCTCTTCTAATAAACAAGACCACTCTAGGGTTTGATTAGGCAAATCGTAAGGTATAGACTCTACCTCTGCTGTAATAGATGTGCCAGAAACCACAGTGACGGTTGCTCTGATTTGCCATTCGTCTTCGTAATCATTGTCATTAGTTGACGATGCGTCCATTATGATAATATCTCCAACTATCCAGTTTGGGGTGGCGCTTACGGTAAATGTAATTAAAGAACCAACTTCAACCGGCACCCATTCCGTAATAATATTTTCGGTGAACTTAGCGTTTGTTGTAACAGGATCAATACCTGTACCATTTCCTCCGCGAAGTGATGCAAATGTGTTTACGGTCGGTGCTGCAAGCGGCTTTGGTTTAATAACGGTAACGTCGCTTTCTTCAAAATCTCTACCGTACACCTGTGTGTCTGTAGTGAAGTCCGTAGAGCCAGCTTTAAACAGTTCTATATCGATGATCTTTGGTTCATTTAAACCGTCAGTCCACATCAACATGCCATCAAGCACATTCACCCCTGTGATTAGATAATCATAGCTAAAGTTTAGGTAGCCCTGTGTATCAACAAGAATTGGCGCAACAATATCTGTAGTCTCGTCGTATTCTACAATAGCACTCACCGTGCCCACTTGCGTATCCTCTCCTATTATAAACCAATAAATCTTTTCGTTTTGCGTATCGCGTACAACACCAATACATACAGTATTAGTAAGGCCAAACCCATCTGCCCAGTAAACATCGGGGTTGGTTGACCTTAAATTCTTCTTAGTATTACCTAGAATGTTTTCTACCGCACCAACATCAGATCCTTCAGACGTGCTGATTTGGATATTTTGGGCGTCTCTGTATTGTCCGTTGGGCACAAGTCTCTCGTCAAGATCCTTGTTCATTTTGCCCTGCACGAACGTGTGCTGTAACTTAGGCATAGATTAGTGTTTAATCCACTTAGATTGATTTCTCATTACTTGTGCAAATTCACCAAACTTGATGTTTGACAAACGTAGTTTTGCATTACGCTTAGCGGCAAATGCCTCTTTCTTAAAGCGAGCAACAAGGTATTCTGGAGTATTTGCGCGGGTTGCTAGAATAGCGTGCGCTAAGTATTTATAGATTGCTTCTTCTGCAAATTTGTGCACAACCATTTCTTCGTCGGTGCCTAGACCATCACTAATGTATTCTATAGTAATGATTTGACCAGCAAGGTTTGAACTGAAATGAGCAATTCCTTTTAGCTTGTCAATATAGAAGACACCGTTGGATTGCATGTGTTCAGGGCTTGAGCCGTAACGACGGCCATAAGCATATAGGTTATACAGCTCACTAACACTCATATCAGCAGTAGCAGCCGAAGGATTTGTTCTGTAGTTATCTGAAGCAAAGCGCTTAGCAGTCTCAGATTCAGACGGGTATAGCAAATTGCCGTCCTGATCAAACGCTGGATTGTAATTAGAATCCTGTAGGATAGCACGTGGGTTGCTAGTGTCTCTCGATGGATATATGATATGCTGGATACCATTTGCGTCCGTGTAAGAGAATCGTACATAGTTCACGTAGTCTTGTGGTAAGATAATGCTTAGTGATGGGCCTAATTCAAGTTCCTGCGATTTAGTTGAGGGCAGAGTATCGAAGCTAAGCTCTTGGATCGCGCGTTGTGCGTGAAATGCAACGTCTGTGCGCTTAATCTTACTAATGATTTTATCTTCGCCAACATAAGCAATAATGAAGTTATTGATAAGATCCTGTAGACTGACAAACTGGTAGTTGCCGTAGTTTTCGTCGCCGCTGTTTATTACCCCGTCATTACCGAGGTAATACTGTTCGGCTGATTGATTCAATAAACCCATTTATTAAGATTTTTCCTGTTGAGTATTCTGCATTTCCATTTGGTTACCAATCTGGTAAAGGCCAATGTCCTTGATAAGCAATCCAGCCAATTCTAGGATTTTAATAACCAATTCCGTTTCTTCAGATGGGTGTAGCTCGAAATCAACAGAGTTGCTGATATCGAACTGTGCCTGACCAAAAACATCTTGGTATGCCCATTCAACGGTAGCAGGCTTTCTAATATAATTACACGTCACGCCTGTAGTTAACTCACTGTCGCCATATACTTTTACGCCGTTTTGATCAGCGATGAAAATAGGGCGGTTATTTTTAGGTTTTGTTAACGGTGACGCGTTGATGTAAAGAAACTCATTACGGTTAATACGCTCAGCTTCAATATTGTTATAAATAAGCGTACCAATACGGTATAGGTCCAACGGTAGTGGAAAAGACGTACCATTGTGCGTAAGTAAGCCTGTCGTCTCGAATAGATTGATCTTTTCATTCAGAAGATTTAGCATGTCTGAGTATTCAGTATCATTTCCATGCATACGACCAAATTGGTTGATATCATAGAAATACTGCTCGAATAAATCTAATTGTGCCTGGTTAGCAAACAAGTTAAACTCTTGTGGGGTTAAGTACCCGCGTTGTTCCTTGTTCATTATACCAAGCACTCTTTGGTAAACTGTATCTACACTTACACTCATTATTGTTTGTTATTTAGTATAAGTGGTGCATGCAAAAAATGCACACACCACTTAAAGACTTATACTAGTCGCTTCTCAATTGCTTGTAGCACCTCCATACCATCGTCGGTCTTAAAGAATGCCGCAAGAGCTGAATACGGGTGTTCGCCAAATGGAACAGTCATCACCTTGTGATTGTTATCCCCGTAAGTAAACGTTCTGTTGTCTCCAGAAAGTCGTAAAATATTTTGTTCAACGGCTTTAATACCGATGTTTCTTAAATGTACGTTTTCGTCATTCGCGAGCTGTAAGAACAAACCTGGATTTTTACGTGCAAAGATCAAGAGATCGCGTTTAAGCTCCTTAGAACTCGCCTCAGATACTTTAGAACCATATTCTACGCGCAAGATTGCTTCAGCTTCTTCAACATCAAGTGATTTAGCTAGGTTTAGCGCTTCAAGTTCAAATTCAATCCAGTCTACTTCATTAGTAGCGATTGCTTCTGGGCTGTATTCTTGGATAATACCTGCTGTAGTGTATGGGTGATACAATGAAAGCAGTTTTTGCAATACAACTTTTTCTTTAGGTACACGCAAGATCCCGTTGCGCATTACAATACGACCTAGTGTTGCAGGTCCTTCTTGTTCGTCGACAAATGGCGATCGTTGGTTAGTTGCGTAGCGCAATTCGCGCTCGTATCCTTTTTCCGAATCAAAGTAAAGCAATGGGTGCTTAGCGCTGTGCATTGAAGGGATAGTGAAAACCAATGGTTGACGTCCCGTTTTCAATTCGTACAAGCGGTCTTTAATAACCCACTCATCTTTCTTTTCTTCGGTTACAGGGGCAGATACCGGGATAGTTGCTAGAACTTCCTCTTCTGGTTCAACCCAAGTTTCTTGTTTAGGTGCCGGAGCAGCCTTTGGAGCAGCCTTTGCTGCAGGTTTTTTAGCAGTTGCCATAATATGATAAAATTAAATAAGAGATAAAGGGTAAAAGCTACCCCGCCGAAACGGAGTAGCCATACCTTTATAAATAACCTAGATTATAGGCTAGTTGATTTCAACAACACGAAGTTGTTTGCACCTTGAACACAGATAGTACGCTCAGACAACATGTGAACGTTCATTTCATCAGCGTCGCTAGTGTAGTTTCCACCAACAGATCCAGTAACCCAAGACTTCAAGCGACGATCGTCAGCTTCAGAAGCACGGTAACGGATGTGAAGGAATGGACGAGAGATGTTCTTACCAAGCATCTGATCGTAAACTGTAGAAGTACCTGCAGGAACGATTACACCGTCGATATCATCGATACCGCCACGAGTAACTGAGTCGTTCAAGTATTTCCAGTCAGTTTTGTAGAAGTCGTAAGAACCACGACGGAAACCAGAGAATCCTAGGTTCAATGCCATATCTTCAGAGTTGTTGAAAACACCGTAAGAAGTACCACCAGCACCGTAAGAGTTCTGAGCAGCCAACATGTTGTCAATTTCCAAAGAAGTTGCACGATCCAAGAACATCATGTTCTCTTCGATAGCTCCTTGCTTGTCAAGTTCAGCCAAGATAGTGTCGAACTCAGCCAAACCAGCACCAGCAGCGGCACCGAAGTCAGCGTCGTTGTAAACCAATCCGCGCTCTTCCAAAGCAGAGAACAAACCTTGAGTACCTTCCAAAGTAGCACCAGAAGCGTCAGTGAAGCTAGACTTAGCTTTTTCTGCTTCAACCATGCTCATTTCCAAGTAGTCTTCGAAACGTAGACGTGCTTCGTGCTCAGACTTCAAGTACCACAAGTAACCGCCAGTACCAGCTTCAGTAGTAACTTCTACCCAACCGATCTGAGCAACGTCAGAACCGTTTACGTGGTATTTGTCACGAAGGATGATTGGCTTGTTGCTGAAAGTATCGAAAGAAGCATCGATAGAGTTTCCAGCGTTGCTAGATCCTTTACCGTACTCAGAACCGAATACAAACAATTTCAAAGCCGCAGCACCTTGAAGGTCGCTAGGGAAGTTACCGTCAGTAGTGTTGTAACACTCAACAGTTACAGTTTGACCAGCTACAGACTTAACGAAAGCCTTAACAGTGTCAATACCCAAAGTAGCATCGCTTTGAGAAACAACGATAGTCATACCAGCACCCAACAAGTTAGTAGCACCAGGGATAGTGATAGTCTGTCCGTGTGCACCAGCAGGAGTGTTAGAAGCTACGTCGTCGTAAGCGATGTGTAGACGGCCTTGTTCAGACCATACTACTTGGTCAGAAGCCATTGGCATTTCAGCGCCAACCATGCGCAAGAAACCACCGATTGTGCGGTTACCGTAGCGCTCTACTTCTTTTTCGTATACTTCAGGCAAGAATTGTTGCGTGAAGTCCATATCAGCGACACTCAAGTAGTTGTCACCGAAAAGTCCTTTAACAGGACGTGGCGTCAAGTGCGCCAAGTTTGCCAATGAGGCAGGTGATGTTGCAAAAGCCATTATTCTTTAATTTTTAATGGATTATTACTTTCTAAATTTAACCTTAAGCTTAGAGGTACTTTCACCATCAGTTACCGCGCGCATGGTCCACCCGTTTGAAGTTGTGACTTCATTATGAACACCTCTCGCGCCCATATCCACATTCTTCGTACGAGACATGCTATCTTTCATTGCATCGGCTTTGCCTTGCTCATAAAAGTGCTGTGCAATCTGATCAGCGTTCATTGCAGTGAACAGCGATTTATGGTAACCCGCCGCGTCCGACATCTCATTATTTTCGTTCAAGAACTTCTTGACAAAATTATTGATGTCACTTTGGGTTGCCTTAACCTCGGCTGGGTTTTTAACCTTAAAGCGGTATTTCTTATCCCCAACTTTATAGTCGAAACCTTTAAAGTTTTCAGAGAAAAGATTATCGCTCGCTTGTCTAAAACGCGCAGCTTGTTGTTCAGCAACTGTACGTGCCTCTTCACTTTCTTTATTATAACGATTGAAAAACTCAATCGCTTTTTGCTGTTCTGGATTCAAACGAGAACCCATTTTAATTTCATCGTAGTATTTACGCTTAAGACCGTCTAGATGATTTTTTGCCTCAGCGACCGCTTCTTTGCGCGCAATCTTTTTGCGGCGGATGTCGCTTTCATCATCAATATCTTCGTCGTAAGCAAACTTATCAGACAATAAGAAATCAATGTCTTCTTTGTCGTAAGCCGTATATTTTTGCTCATAGTATTCACGAAGCAATTGATCTTCGTTTAATGTACTATAATCTGTATTAAGACGAACATAATCCTCAAGCGTGCCACCTGTTTCGTTCATAAACTCAACCACCTTCTGAATGTTTTCAGGAAGTTCGATGCCTTTTTCAGCAGATTCAGCGTGCATTTCCGCAGCGGTTTCTTGCATTGTAGGCTGGGCAGGTTGCTCTTCTTCGTCTTCAACAATCTCAAGTAGCGTAGGCTCTTCGTCCTCTTCTACTTCAGTGGGCTTTTCAGGCTCTACTTCAGGTTCTGGTTGTGCTTCAGGTTCCGGTTGTGGCTCCGGTTGAGGCTCTGGTTCTGGTTTACCTTCTGGTTTTCCAGCCAATGCGCTCATGTCTAGTTTAATCGTACCATCTTCAGTTACAGACGCCGGATTTACCGCGCCGGTATCTTCAGCTGGTTCTTTTACTTCTTCACTCATGATAAGATATTATATAATTGTTATGGTTATTATTACCTGGGTTCGAAACTTCCTAAACCGAATCCACCGCCCATGATATCATTACCGGCTGATTCAAAGTTCTTTGGGGATCCACCCTTCTGTCTTTGGTCTATTAATTCACTCTGCTGAGTGGCTTGGATTTTGGTTCTTTCGTCTTTGCGATCTTCAGCTTCTTTTATTTTGCTTTTAGCCGCTTCAACTTCCATGCCCTTTAGTTGCATGTTATATTGGAATTCAAGCTGCATCAATTGCATCTTAGCTTGTACTTCCTTATCCATTCTGCCCATTTCAAGCTGAGCTTTAATTTGCTCAAGTTGTGCTTTAGTTTGGAACATTGCTTGGTCTTTTTGAACCTCCGCTTGCGCTGCAACCTGTTGCGCTTGCGCATTTGCCTGTGCCTGCGCTTGCATATTCTGCTGTTGCATCATTTGATCGCGCTCAAGCTTTTTCTTGCGACGTAACTTAAGTAGTTGATTTGCAAGCTTTAAGTTCTTAACCTCACGAATATCAATAGCGTCCTCTAAATCAATAAGACCCGCGGACAACGCTGTTTGAATATTGTTTTCTAGCAATTGTTCTTCTTCTTCGTCAGGCGACAATTCAAGGAAGATGCCGAAATCGTGCAAATGCAATTCAGTAAGGTCTTCTAATACGCCAACGTTGAATCCACCAATCTTCTGAATAAACGCCTCGCGTGCTGGGTGGAATTCAATAATGTCAGAAATACGTAGTGATAAACACTCAGCTGTTTCTGCTGTCAAGAATAATCCAGCATCAAGGATATGGCGGGTCGCTGTATTTGAATTTGCGGCTGCAAGTTTCTGTACGCCAACTAATGCGCGGGCATCTGGTGTTGAACCGTCGCGCGCTTCGTTAAGACCCGTTACGTCACGGATCATTTGCAAATAGTAATTGTATGTACTAATTAGCGTTTGGATCTTTTGACTACCACCACCTGTTTGAATTGGTGACACAGGAACTTTACCTGGATTCATGTCACCATCTTGCGTAAATGAGCGCCCAATAACAGAACCTGTCTGGAAGAACATGTTCAGTGCTTCTTGTGGGTTGTAGTTTGTTCCGTTACCCAAATCAATTTCAGCAAGTCCATCAGCGTCAAGATAAACACCATCAGGCATCATCTTGGACATTACCTGCTGGAGCTTCAAGTGCGTAAGCTGGATCATATCTGCAAAACCGGTACAGCGGCTTACCAATGATTCAATACGTCCTTTATACATTCTAGGCGCGACAATGCTGTAGTTCATCTTAACCTTAGCATAGTCGCTCTTAGGACGCATCATGTTCTTAGCCATTTCCCACTTCAAAAGAATGTCGGTGCCAAGTATTAAAACACCTTCGTATAACACTTCTAGCGAGCGAGACATTTTGCCATATACTGCTTCGTAAGCTTCTACTGGCGGATCAAACTGATCGTCACGCACAATAACTTTAGTGGCACCAGTAGCTGTTTCTTTAACCTTGTACACTTCGTTCATGTACGTCTTATAGTTAAAGTATAATACCTGCACAACATTGTTGTCGCGGGCATTCATATTTGTTAGGGTTGTATCATAACCAGCGTTATGGTTATTTGTCCCTTTACCTTCAATATCCTTAAGATCGGCGTCAGTTAAATGTGGAAATTGTTTTTTAAGCTCATTAACAGGTACGAACTTAACCTCACCAACATAGTAGATATCTTCAAAATACGGAGATTCAGTATATGAATAAACCATATAAGCCGGATCAACATATTCCACCTTAACACCTTCAGACTCTGTAAAAGAGTTCTTAACCGCGCCAATACCGATTGTAGCCAAGTCATAATTAACGCGTCTTTTTGTTAAATCGTATTTATTGCCATCAAGCAAAGTGTTGATTGCAATTTCTTCTGCAATTTCAACGCCCTGCTTGTATGTTAGTTGCATGTGCAACTCTAGTTCTTCTTTTGATTCCGGTAGCATTTCCGGATTCGTTTCAAAAAGATTAATACCAAATTCCTCTTTAGCAAATTCGTTGAGGTCTTTGGTTTGCATATCGCGAATAATAGATTCCATGTACTTGGTGCGTTTATTCACTCCGTATGGATCTTGTGCATATGCTTTAATGTCAAATGTTCTATCTGAAATACCATTGACCACAATGTCAACAAACTTTGATAGAATTGGAACAGGCTTCCAGTCTAAGTTTAGGTAAGATAAATCACCGTTAATTGAAAGCTCATCTTTATACTTTTGGATTGGCTGCTCGCCTCTCGCATACAATCGTAGATTGTTGAATGTATTCTGATTGCTTCTGAATCTGCTCGTCCCTGAATTGCTAGAGAACCACTCATTTTGAATAGCGCGCCCAATTTTGAGTCCGTATTCAGATGACATTTTCTCAGCGTCGCTAACTGCTTGGCTAGGGAAAAAACTATTTACAACTGATTCAGCCATATTATCGTATTATTTTCGACATACTCCCGTCCTGCGCATATCTCGCAATAGAGAGATTTAATTTTTGTTTTTGAATTTGTGCTACCGGTCTATACAAATCTTTATTGCAAGCCATAATCGCTAAGCCGGAAGAAATAGCAGCATCGTATTTCGTACGATTATTGATATCAAATCTAGCCCAGTCATTTAGTGTTCGATCAAAATACATTGATCCGTAACTACCATCTTCTTGTAAGCCGACGTACTTATCTATGTACATCTCAATGGCAGCCGCGTGTGCTTGTTTCACGTCCTCGCTCGAGTTCGGTATTCCGCCTATTTCCTTTTCAGTTACGGAAAGCTTATTCCATAATCTGTCAGGTCTATTCATTGAAAAACCCCGATAACCACGTCTCTTAAAATAATAAAGTAGTCTCGGTTTGTTATTCTCAGCAAGAATTGGCATCCCGTAAAAGACGCAAGCCATAAGTACGTCTTCGAAGAATATCTCAGCTGTCTGAGGCCTAGCAACATATTCTAAAAAGAATGTACTAGGTGGCGCATCTTCCATGCTGAACTTTGTTAGCCCATGCAATGCACCTTTAGAGCCCTTGCCGTCGGTAGTCCCTGAAATATCGTAACTATCACAGCCAAATGCACCGATGTGCTCATTGCCTGGATATTTAATACCATTTTTCACAATTACGCGATTCTGTAGATTTGCGGAAGGAATCCACGATATCTTAAATCGCCCTTGAGGACCGGGTATAAACTCTACTCTTGAGTCTTTTATACCGTTAGCCCACTGAAAATTACCAGTGGTTATAACACTAGTATTACGCAGATCTTGATTATAATCAACTTGTTCATAGATTTTTGCTAAGTTAAACAAGCTATTTTTTGTTTCATCGCGAAATGCGTGTTCTTCGGTACGTGGAAACTGTCTGTAATATTCATTTAAGGCGTCCTGGTCTTGTTTAAGGCCTTCAACCTCATTCTCCCAGTAATCTATAACCCCAACTTCAATCGGATCGCCATATGGGTCTAAAACTTCTTCTTCAGGTGTTTCAAATACGGGCTGCCCATACTCGTCAATAAACCCTTCGTAGTTCCATTCCATTGGGATAAACAAACTGTATAAGCCAGACTTCGTTTGTCCGTTGGCGTTTCGCTTGGTAACATCCGAGTCATAGTACAGTTTTTTGAAGTTGTCGCCACCTTTATCCAAAGCGTTCGATGTTGATCCCATCATACACTTACCAATAATACGCGAACCCAAACGCAAACACGTTTTAGTTACACGCCAGTTATTGAGGATATTATCAGGTTTTTCCCACTTACCACTCTCATCATGAACGAGTAATCGTAATTTCTCACCATCATAAGAGTTATCACCAGTGTTTTTCCAGTCAATTGTAGTGTCAAGACCCTCCATCTCCGTACGTTTTTCCTTTGACGTCATTGACTTTCTTGTCAATTTCGATGCAGGAACGCGATACGCTAATTCTGTTTTAGGTCTATCCATACCATCTTGGATAGGCTTGAAGAAAAAAGGATAGTTTACAGAAATAGGTACAACCTTATCGGTAAACATCTTTTTAGCATCGGCACCCGTTTTAGATAATATACCAAAACGAGCATCACTGGTGTTGGTTGCTTGGTTTACGGTTTCAGCGGAAGACATAAATGAAAATCCACTCCGTCGGTTTTTAAGATAGCACATTCCGTAAGCTCTTGAATCTGCTTTAACGGCTTCCCAGAAAATGAAGAACAATCTGTTTGCTTCACGAAAATCTGGAAATCCGACGTCAATCTTTGACCATTGTAGGTACATATAATGAGTACCGGTAATATACGTAGGTACATCGTTATTGTAGAACCAATGCCCTTCTTCTCGTCTTCGGAACTCTTCATCTATATATCCGCCCCATTTTGCTTGGAATTCCTCAGGATAGCTAGCCCAATCAAATATTGTCTTAATATTCTTAAGCTCTTTTGGGTATTCTTCAACTTGCCACTTATTTGCGCCCTTCTTCAAGTTCTTTGGTGCAGGTGGCAATGCAATAGCAAGGTTCTGTATTTCAATGATCTCGCCAATCTCCCCGGTTTGACTAAGAACAACAATATCGTGTTCTTTGTTATAGCCATACTTCCATTTCTTCGCTTTATTGTAACGATGTAATGTAGAAAGCTTAACGGGCTCAACCGTTTTAACTAATGTTTGCTCGTACATTATTTAGATCGTCTTTCAGCAAAGCCTTTAAAAGCTTCGGTGGTTTCTTCTTTTGGTTTATTCTCAAGTATACGCTCTTCTTCTTCTATCCTAGATAGTATTTCAAAAGCGTCAAATATTGCCAGTTTTTTAGTTGCAGCGGCATTTTTCAACCTGTCAGCGGAAATATCATCCCCACTATCAACTATCTTTTCCTCAGCTACCTTAATCAGTTCATCAACTGCTTTGCGTCCAGCTTGGATTATATTCTTCTTCGTCTCCTTGATATTCATATTTGATTGTAATTAGATTTGATGGGATACGATATAATCTCTCTTTCTCAATATGGAACTCATATTCGGTTCCCTGCTTAAAACCGACAAGCTCGCCCTGAGCAACGGTTCCGTCAGAATACTTGACAATTCCAATCCCTGGTTTTTCGTGATCCATTGAAAACATTTTAGTTTCCTTAATTGGTTTCACAAAACAGTAGCCAGGAAGGGAATGCCATTGACCATTCCTTTTATACGCAAAAACTTGATCTGGTTGCACGAAATAGAGGTCTTCAGTAAAATAGCTTCTGCTGTTCTTTTCGTTACCTCTAACGTCGTAAAAACGTCTAAAAACGTTATGATGAACAATTACCTCATCGCCATCTTGCAATCCAAGCTCCTCAACAATAGGAGAAGCCTTAATAACGCCAAGTCTGCTGGTATAAAAGTGGTTTTGTAATTCTGTATTTAGTATTAGCTTCTTATCGCCAACCTGATGTTCGGCAGTTGTTCTGCCATTCTTAGGTTCAACAATATAGTTGAATAGCCCTTTACCATTCAAGGTCATACTCAATAGCTACAGCCATGTTCTTGTTAAAGTCTTTCCACGGCATTACTAAATCTCCTTTTTGAATATAGATAGAGTACTTTTCTTCCTCTTCTATAATATTAACTATAGAATGGCCACCATACACTTCCTGTCCAACAGAATAGTGCATGGCGCCATTTTTATAGTCAGGTCCGATGCTTATCTTACGAATTAGCTGTTGCATCTTCGATGATTGCACCTGTGTTAATGTCGATTTGTACGTCGCCGTACGCCTCTTCCATCTCGCTGCGCAAACCATCTAGGATTTCACGACCAGCTGATAATTGCTTAAGCACCTCGTGCTTTTGAGCTTCAAGACCACCAATTTGCATTTGCATGTTGTTGATCTCTTTAACAATACCCTGTAGTTTAGCCAAATGCTCTTCTGAGATTTGCTTAGGGGTTTCTTTGATGTTTTTCACTTTTGCCATTTGATTTAATTTAAGTGAGTTATTAATATTTTAGCAGTTCCACTTTCGGCGCGCTGCTAAACCGCGTTCGCTTTTCCAGCCCTTTGAGCGTGCGCAGAACGATTTACGTCTTTTAGCCGCTTTGCTATCAGGGTCTAGTTTTGACGGTGGAGTAGTTACTGCAGTCTGCAATTTACTACCTGGATTGTCACGGCGGTACTTTTTTACGCCTTTTTCTGTCATACCACCCCCAGCGTCAGCTCCTGTACCGCCACCTTTTTTAACTTCGGCGTAGTTACCTTCTGACTTTTTGCGAGATGGTGCATCACCTTTTTTCTTAAACGGTGAATTGTGTTGTACGTATGCCATCTTACTTAGTGTTTGTTTTTTTAGTGATAGGTACGCAGTTTGGAACTTTTTTACCGTTCTTCTCCTTCATACCTATCGCTGTATATCCTTCCCAGCAAGATTTATTCTTACCTTTCATAATTACTTAAAGTATCCCTTTTTCAATGGTGACTTGCCTTTCATGCCAACATTAGACTGGTAACGCATTTGTGCGGCACTAACCAATGAATTAGACTGGCGATCTTTTTTGTCAAGCGTTGGCGTTCCGTCAACCAACGGCGCACTTGTTCTATTATAAGAAGAACGCGGAGCTGTGCCAGTATTAGCCTGAATATTTGTGGCTGTATTTTTATTAGCCGCAACTACTTTAGCGTTTTTCTGTTCGGTTAAAGCCTCACTTAAGTCGCTAATTTCCTGAGTGCTCATACCAGTGCCGTTAACACCTTTGTAATCAGGTTTTTGCATATTAGTAGGTCTAAGTGTTGGCGCAGCAGACTCTTTAATGTCAATTGAAGCTGTTTTGCGAGGAGCGTTTATTACAGTCTGCCCCGCCTTCATTTCCTCTTTAGTTTCTTGTCGCTCAGCACGCTTTGCTTTAGCGTTATCTACAACACTCTGCGCACGATCCTTCCATGTTTTTCTTGGCGCAGTTTCTCCGCTTGCAGCTGCACCAGTGCCAGCATCAGAAATAGATCCCTTAGGCGAGTTTGTCAAGCCTTGGCCTTTTGCTGCTGCTTCTCCCATTTCCACAGCCTTAATTTGATTAGCTATGTTTTTATCAGTAGGCGCATTAAGATCAGGGCTCATTAAAACTTTTGTTTTACCTGTCTCGGCACTTCCAGCTGATTTTCCAGAAGCAAGACTAGCGCTCGCCGCAGGATTAATATCCGGCGTAGATAGTTTAGGCGTTTCAAATCGACCTTCTGCGCTTATCAGGTTTTTAGAACCAGTGCTATTTACGGAATTTGTTTTAGCTCTCCCAGCTGATCTGGCGTCTAATCCAGAACCGGTTGATTCGCTTCCGCTGCCGACAACATTCAAGCGAGAATAATCGCCGCCAAGGTTCTTCTTAGTTTGTTCAAGTGCGGCAGTACCCTTCATTGTAGAAGCGTCGTACTTGTCCATATCCTTCTTGGTGTATACTTTGTCACTACCAGAAGCGCCTTGGTTCAATTGATCCATAGAGCGACCTGTGTCCATAATACGAGTCTGCTGATCAGAAATACCGCGAGACTCGTTATATAACGCTTGTTCTTTGTCGCTTAGCTCTGCGCGTCCGGTCATCACATCACGGCGTCCCTTCCAGCCTTCCGCCCATGTTCCACCTTCTTGGCGAATGTTACGAGCTTCTTGTTTAGCAATATTGCGAAGGTCCTTGCGGGCCTCTTGACGTCCCCAACGTTCATTTTGTTTTTGCACGCGGCGGTTCCAACGGTTTTCCCAAGGTGTGATTGCGTCAGTTTCATGTACAATACCCGGGGTGTACGATGTATCCTTGCCTGGCTCAGTATATGTTTCCGTCTTTTTAACTTGTGTAACAACGTCGGCTTCGCGACCAGTGTTGCCTTCATATCCAGGGAAACGCTTTTTCAACCCCTCTACGGTTCCGTGACCGGCGGCTGCCATTTGCTCATACGTGCGCCCTCCGCTAAGCAATTCGGTCATTTTATTTTCCCAAGGCTTGCCAGCGGTGCCACCGCCAATTGCATCAGGCGTGGTAAGATTTGCGCCAGCTGTGGTTTCGTCAACAATTACTTCTCGCTGCTTTTCTACCGGTTCACCTTCGGTTACAACCTCAATTTGTTTAGCCGGAGACTCTACCTTGCCTGTTTTAAGGGTAGGCTGATGTACTGCATCTTTTCCCCATGCGCCGTTGCGCACTCTGTTTGTAATAGGCTTATTCATTATAGCTCTAGGTTCAAATTATCGTATTCTTCTTGGCTCTCGTTGATGTCGTTTGTTTCATCTTCAAGAGTTTGATCTTCATTTACTTGGTCAGCTTTACTTTCGTCAAAGGGGTCTAAATCCGCAGTTTTTGGTTTTGGAGCTGCAGGCGGTGGCGTAGTGGGCTTTGGACGATTTGTTTCAGCCGGCTCAAGGTGGCCTGCTAAATCATTAAAGCTACTAGCTGCATAGGCCGCGCCGGCAACAAGAGCTTCATTCATTTTCAGCGGAGACTTACTGCGCTGTGTAATAGGGGTGGTCGCAGAGGATTTAGTGGTAGCGTTTCCTTGAGGGTTGTTCAAACCCGCACGACCGTGTAACCCCGTAAAGTTTTTCATTCTAAAGTTACCCATTGTATGCTTCTTTTTCCCATTCAAAATCAGGGTGACCTTCATTCATTTGGGCACGTTTATATACTTTCATAGGAGACTTAGTATCACGCTTCCACATTACCTCGTTGTCGTTATACTGCAATCTCCCTTGTTGCATCTGCTCTAAATGCACTTTTTCATGAGCTACCGCCTCTTCTTTTTGTTCTGGCGATAAGTTCTTATCTACAAAAATAGTACCGTCACGATTAGCTTCTGCCATAATGTTTCCGTCTAAAGACTTTTGGAAAACAGGCGTGTCGTGCGTCGATGTAGCATCGATACCAAACAATGTAGTTTTATCTTTAAGCTTGAACCCCATTACTTAGCTTTTACACCAGTGTTAACAAAATCGCCAGGAATCTTGCCGGCCGCATCAATAGTCACTTTGCCTGAAGGCGCTGCTTTTTCTGGCTTTGCTTTTGCTTTTTCCGTAATGGGTAAACATTGCTTCATCGCTCGTTATCTTTAATCATATTGTCGATAGCCGTATTATAGACTTTATCTGTATATGATTTGTTTTTGTAAAACTTACTTGATTCCTTAACAGGTATATCCTCATAACCAAGCAATATATTATATATGCGAGTTATAAGGCGCTTTGCTTTAGGTGATACCTTGTAGACCGAATACTTAACTGTAGTTCTATTACGATGCTTAAATACATCAATCCACCCTTCTCTTCGCAGACGTTCCCATCTGTTTTTATCCCAAGAATATGTGGTTACACCTTCTATAAAATCATTACGTGTAAAATACTTTTTGCAATCCAGATAGATAAGCAGCTCTAGATCCGCGTCTAAGATATCATAGGACTTGCACGCCCATTTGCGCACAAGCCTATAATATTTAAATAAATTTAGTTCACGTAAATCGTCTGGTTCTAACCTCATTCTACAATAACAACATCGCCGACGGTAATAACGTGGTAAAGCTTTTCTTGCCATTCAATACCGTGACCAGCGTGCTTATCGTAGCGAATTGTATCACCAGGCTTCAAACCTTGTACTTTATCGCCAACGCTGATAATGTTAGCCCTTAGGTATCTAACGTCGTTGTTTTGTTTTTCAGTTAATTCGAGACCCCCAACCTTCTTGGGAGCCTCTTTAATTTTGTCAATTACAATGTAGTGGTTAATTGCTTGCATCGATTCTAGCGTTTGAGATTACACAATCGGCCGAGGTAATTGTTACAGCAACACTTACAGCGTTCTTCAAAGCTGTCTTCG